AGTTGCTCCATTACCTGATGTAATCAATGCAGTAACACCGTTGAAACAAGCGTTGTTGTAGATAGTAGCACCAGTTGCAGTAGTATTCTGCCACAATTGTTTTTCAACTTGGTTGGCGATGCGATTGCTGATATCAGTTAAAATGACCTCCTCAAAGGGCACTTCCGACTGAAAGTTTGCATTAGTTAATGATTGACTCAAATATGTATCATACAAAGAGTATGGACACAATTGTTGGTTAACCTTTTTATTACACAAGTCAACAGTTACAAGGTTTTGCACTGTATCACCTGTTGGGTCAAAACCACAACTCAAATCTTGAAGGATAACATCGTTGGTTACGAAACCTACTTTTTCAGTTGTTCCTTTCAAGTTAGGTCTAATTGTTGCATATTTTGGTAAAGTCAATCCCAAGATTGCTTTAATCAACATATCAGAACCATAAGAATTGTAAGTTGGTAAATTTGATAAGTCATAGTTAAATGACAATTTTTTCTTATTTTCCATTTTTTTTATTTTTAATTTTTATGTTTATTTTCTTAATGATTTAATCAACTCTAATTGGTAATCAGAAAAAGATTGTGTATAAGATTTCTTTTCTTCTACTGCTTTTCTTTCTGGTGACTTTTTGAAAGTATCAAAATCGGTTTTTAATGAGTTTAACTCTGTCTTGAATTTTCCGTTCATTCCACTTGTGTCCTTTAAGGTTACTTGATGTTCTCCGTCTGGTGCTGGTTCTTTACTACCATCTTCCTTAACCAAGAATACATCTTCACCAACATCAAAAGTAGATGATTCAAGGGTTTGTCCTTGTGCATCTTTTGCTTCTGTGTATTCCATTTCTTTACCTGCTTCTTCTTTAACCTCTGCCTCATCAGCAATATCCTTTTGGGATACGGCAATGATAACTGATTCTGAATCAACGGTAATAACAACACCTTCTCTGGTTTCGTGTGAACCTTCAGGTGCTGGTGCAAGTGTGGATTCTTTTACAACATAAAGGGTTTGACCTGGTTGAAAGTCATCTTCCATATTGTTGGTAACCTCTGTGGTTCCATCAGTAAGGAAGGTTGATTTAAAGGTCTCCTTCTTAAATTGTAATCCTAACATTTTGACGATATTATCAATCGCTTGTGCTGCATTCATAATTTTAATCGTTTATTTGTTTTATTATGTTTATGATTTCTTGTAATAAATATTCATCATTATCTTGACGGGAAAAGTTCATAATAAAATTACCTTCAACTGAAAATCCTTTTACCTTACCTTTCTTAATATATTCATTCCAAATGTAATCTCCTTCTTCTGTGTCCAATACCTTAAATCCACCCATCCAAGTTCCATCAGGTATATTATCCCTTGAAAAACCTAATTGGAAAGATTTATCAGAATCACCCGATACAATCCAACTCTCCACCATTACCACCGAATCAATCTTGTTATCACTATGTTCATAGTTTGTTCTATCTGTGGTGTGAATTTAACAAAGTATTTTTCCCCATCATCAGATAATCGTGGTATTAGAATATTAGGTATCATTAGTGGAGAATACACCATTCTTTTTTCATCATCCGCTTTGAACCCCATCTTGGACATTCCCTGTTGTGATATGATGTATGCTACCTCACTCTTTCTTTTTGTTTCAGGTGAGTAGTAACCACTATTCGGTAATTGTTTTGGTGGTATTCCCGCAGTTCCTTCAGCCATGCCTTGGTCTGCAATAACATCACCTTGAACCAAATACTTTCTCCAAGCATGAATACAATTAGGTCCACCTTTGTATAACCACTTTGAATATGGTTGTCTTTCATGTCCAAACTCTGTATTGGTATCCCTTAATAAATCTATTTCCAATCTACGGAAATATCTATCTTGAATGGACATACAGAAATCTCTATCAGGTGCTCCTGATAATACCCTTTCATATTTGAAATAGTTTGTAGGTCTTGGGTGGTTTCTTCTTTTTATTTCGGCTTCGGTTGCACCTCTCATTGCTCCAACAACAGCCTCAAATTGTTCATAGTCATTTTCCTTTAAGAAATATAAGTTTTTAATAACCTCAATTTCTTCATCAGAATAATCTTCAACACCAAATTCTTCTTCCATCTTTTCAGGGTGTATCTCACAACCCATATAAACGGTATTACCATCTTCATCTGTGTGTGAATGGTGTCCTGAACATCCATGTTCTGTTTCTCCATATAACTCGGCTTCTTCAGGTGTGGTAAAGACTGGTTCCCCATCTATGAATCCAATCATTGTAAAGTCCTGTTTCTTATCCACGAACTCATCCAAACAAGGACACATAAATTGAATACCAATACTACCCAATGAATCTATTACATCTTCATTATTGTCGTAATGTTTATCTATTCTTAAATCCTTTATCTTTTGTAGTTTAGCCCTATTTGAACCTGTTGCAAATACCTTATCATGTGGTATTCCCAATTCTGTTGCAAGGGGAAGCATTCTCATCTTATCCGACCTTGCTGATATGATATACACATCACTACCTGATTGTAATTCATGTAATGCTAATCCCCTACCTCTTGGTGTATTCAATGTATCATCAAAGTCAAAACTGACATTTTGTCCGATTGAATATTCATCTGCTTCTGAATTACAGATTGCGTATGCTTGTTCAGGTGATTTACCTTCATTTTTAATTAGGTATTCTGTGCATCTGTTGATATACTCACTCCTGTCTTCACCTGGATTTCTTTCAACAAATAATATAGGTTCAATCAACATATCATTGTTTGTATTCCCTGATGGGTAATTTACATAACCTGGTAATGTTGGGACATAATCCATATTTTCCTGTTTCTTTGGATGCTTTGTTGGTAACAAGTCAAAATCAGAATCATACTTTGGATTTTCGGGTCTACCATTTTTAACAAGATATAAAAACGCATTTACACGGGCAAGAGCCCATTGTTCTGCTGACTTAACTGCTGGTGAGTGTGAAACATTATATGCTCCAACTCCCCTTTGATAAACTGATTTTAACATACCAAGATTTACACCATAACCAAGTTTGTCTTTATATCTTTCATTAAAGTCATCACTCTTGTTTTGTAGTGTTTCTTCAACCCTTTTGGATACCTCTGCACCCCTTGTTGTTGATGCATCACCCTTTGCTGAACCTTCACCTTTTGGGTTCTTATTTGGTGTATTTGACTTTGGTGCTTTCTTACTTTCTTTAACCCCACCTCTTTCACCTATTTCAGCCATTTGTTCCTGTTTGGTGATTATCCTTTCCAAGTAATTCATCACACTATCATAAGTTGATGGTTCAAATCCCCAAGAAGCCATTGCAAGATATCCACAACCTTCTTCAAATGATTTGGAACTATCCCAATCTTTCTTATGTCTTGTTCCAAACGCCTTCATGCGTTTTAAAGTTTCTATTGATACTGGTTCCCTGTTAGCAAGTTGGTTTAATCTTGACTTACCCACAGGTGTCATACAATTACCATATCCATTTTCATCAACCCATTTCTTTGCTCTTTTGGCGGTGTCTGTGATGTATTGTGGATAGTCAGTTATGGAATCAACAAATTCTTGTTGTGTGAAATATATGAAATTCTGTTCTATTGCTGGCATTTGAACAAGAGCAATTTCTTCTACCCTTGTATCCCCAGTTAAAGAACCATCAATGTCTAAATCAATTACTCTTATCATTATGTATAAATATCAGTCAATTATATGGTTGCAAGTTCATCCAACCTTCTGTTTATCGCTTGTCCATTTGTTATTTCACTATTCATAACATAAGCACGGATTGGTTCATTTTTACTTTTAGCAATTGCCTGAACTAATCTTTCTTCCATCAAACTATTTGACGGATTATTCACTATTGGTGAACCACCACCCATTTGGTTGATTTGTGATAATAAACCACCGTAGTTCAACGAACTCACCTTGTTTATTACACTCTCCCCACCTTCAAGATTAACTCCACCTGATGCAAAGGAAACACCACCCATTTCATGTGATGGACCTACAACCATTCCACCCGCACCAATTCTAATAATACCACCACCTGCAAGTGATTGTGCGGCGGATAATTGTTGTGCGATTAAGGAAATCTGTGCCGCTCCCAACGCTCCAACAGCGATGGCTAATAATGGAATTTCCAAGTTTGCAATAACTGCTTGTGCTGTATCAGCAATAGCCTGTATCAACTGAAATTGAAGGGATTTAATTAACGCTTTCTTTTCAATTTCCGCCCTTTGTTTTTGGTATTGTCCTTCTAATTCTATTCTTTTTTGATTGGCTTCTTCTGTATCACCAACAACCTGTGATAATGCATCTTTACTTGCTTTTTCAAGTTGTTCTAATTGGAATGAATAAGATTGTGCAATCAGTGATGCTGTTCTACCAACCAATGAACTGAATTGTTGTAGTCCTTCTGAAATTGCATCAAGGGTTTTTTTCTGTGCTTTGTTCTTTTTGTCTTCCGCTGATTCAACTTCTGTTATTTCCTTTTGAAGGGCATCTTTTAATAATTCAAGTTTTTGTTCATAAGTAAGTTTGGAAATATCAACCCCCTTCTTTAATAGTTGTTCTTGGAAATTAGCAACATCTGTTTGGAATTTCTTTTCTTTATCATAGGTTTTATTACTTACTTCTTCAATAATTTTATCTGCTTCTATTCTATTTTTAGCAAGTGCTGCTAAATCAACATCATAAGCATTTGCAAACAACTCCCTATTTTGTAATAAGAAACCAGCAAGTGCTTGTGAATTACTACTCAATGATTTGATTTGAGCGTTTAATTCTTCAACCTGTTTTACAGTTGTATCAATACCAATGTTAAACTTTTCATTTTCCAATACAAGGTTTTTGGTGTTTTCAAATAAAGTTGTTCCAATCTTTTTGTATTGTTCATCCAATGCTGCAAGTTGTTTTGTTCTATCAGCAGGTAATAATTTTGGGTCATTTAATATTTTATTCTGTGCTTCAATACCTGATTTGGTTGTCTTAATGTAGGCAACATAAGCGGCAACAAATCTTTCTTGTTGTTGTTGTGCTGTAATTCTAATCTGTGCTGCTCTTTCAGGTGAGAATATCACTGTTTCACTTTCAAGTAATGCCAGTTCCTTAAACGCATTTCTAAATTCAGCAACATTAAATGGTGGTTTAATATTCGCCTTGCCAATCTCAAATAATGTATTACTTAATAGAATTAAATTACTACTCAATTTTTGCACTTGAATAACTGTTTCAGGTGAAACATAATCCTTATTTAATTCAATAAAGGTTTGTGTTGCTTTGTTAATCTTATCCTGTTCAATTTTTAATTGTTCAACAGTAATACCTGCTTTACCAGCATTTTCACTAAACACATCAAATGCGGCTGATAATGATTTTAACTCATCACCTGCAATATCCCTAATTGAACCAAATGTTTCTTGTAATTTAAGAGCAAATTGTTCTTCATAAGGTAATGTTTCAATCAAGACATTTTTTAACTCTTCAAGATTTTTAACCCTGTTTTTACCAGTTTCAACAATCTTTGAATCAACCTCACCAATCTTATATCCAAGTGTATTTAATTTGTTTTCTAATTCTAATCTCTGTCCTAATAACTCAATTTCTTTTTGTATGATTACTGCTCTTTCTGATGATGTTTTCTTTCTTGTTTCATTAAGTTGGATTTCCAAATCAATTTCATCCAATTTAATTTGTTGTTCCAACTTGAATCTTTCAACCCCTAACCTTCTACCTTCTTTGGCAAAATCATCACTTAACTTTTGTATTGCTGCTTTTCTTTCTTTTTCATCTTTTATGTTGGCACTAATTTCTTTCTGCCTTTCCATACGCAATCTAACCAAATCTTTAACCTCCCTGTCAATAAGTTCTATTGTATCCAAGTTGGCTTGTTTCTTTAATTCTGCTATTTGTTGTATTGACGCACCTTCCAATTCAGCGGTTTTTAATTTTAACGCCAAGTTTGATTCAATGGTTGTTCTTTCCAAATCATATCCATATAAAGTGTCTTCCAATACCTTATTGTATGATTCTTGTGCTTTTTCAGCATCATAGGTTGCATCTGCAAGGGTAAGATATGCCGTAACTAATAATCCAATTACCGCCAAAATTACTCCATAAGGATTGGCAGCAAGGGTGGTGTATAACGCTTTTGTGGCACTATTGCTTGCAAGTGTTGCGGCTGTTGATGCCTTCTCTGCTATGGTCTTGGCAACAATATCAGCCCCTGTCTTTATTTCGGCAATACCCCTTAAAGATAATGCTACGGTTAAAAGGTTTTGTGCTTGGGTTGCAGCCTTTTGGACTGATTCACTTTCATTTCCAAATAAGGATACTGCGGCAGTTGCGGCAGCAAATGATGATGCAATACCAGCACCCAACTTACCAAATCCTTCAAGGGTTTTTTCTTTGGATATTCCCTTTGCGGCATCTTGTAATCCAATC